CACACCAAAGAAGCTGTAAGGATTAGCTTCGTAGGGGGCAGAGTGATAAGGAATACGGGCAGGTACAAAGGGGTTAAGGACTAGACGTAGAGTCTGGCCATTACAGACCCAAGCGTTAACCTGAACCTCATCTGAGCCATCAAACTCTTCTGGCATATCAATACCAGCTTGCTCTGCGATCTCGGCATCTAACACACCCCAGAACTCCAGAACCTCATAGCGCTCAGTCTCAGTTCGAGAGCTGTTGTCTTCTAAAATTGTTTCCCAGTACTCGGACTCGTAGTCTGGCCCCAGAGCGATAGCCTCTTCAATAGACTCCTCTCTAAACATGGGACGCCTTTTTAGTGCGCGTAGTTGGCTACGGCTCATGCGGTGGCGATGTACTATGTACTCAGCTTCCGACATAGATCGAGCTTCTGGGTCTGGGTAAAAGTCCCAAACGCTACAATGCTCAACCTTGGCAATCGTCTCAAATAAAGGCTCGTATTCTCCCTCTTCGTTCCACTTAGGATATTCCTTGTCAAATGCAAACGGACCTTTGATTACGCCGTGTCCAAACAACGCCATCTCGAAAGCCATAGACCGCAGATGGGTAGAACCTTCACTCTCTTCCAGCTGATCGTGGATAATCTTTTCCATGAGCTTAGCTGCTTGTTTAGCTGGCTCAAAAATAATTGCGCCGGGATTACCCGAGTCACCTTCACCTAGCTGGTCTTTAATAGGCTTTAGGCGATCTGAGTAAGGGCCTGCTAGGTCAATTAATTCTTTGCGCTTTACTGTAGACTTCTTAGGCTCCTCAGACATCTCTTCTGGCTTGTCTTGAGTGTCAAAGTTTACTGCGTCTACTCCACCTTTAACAACAGGGGTAGGCTCTACACCAATTGGGAATTTGCCGCCTGCAAACAGAACGTCAGATATTTGGGCGTAGGCTGCTAATACTTTTGTCTTAGTAATTTTTACGAATGCTTGGCTTTTCTCTGACTCATTAAATTTTACGTCAGGCCCATACAGGCCACGATAATTACGGTAGTTCTTTAGCCAGCGATCCTCATCCTCACGTCGGGAATCTTTAGAGCGGGTAAAACGTGTGTTAATCCACGCAACTAAATCAGAGAACTCTCGGTTCTCGGCGGCCACATCTTTGCCCTCTTCTGCATGGAATATAGGCTGAGAAGTCGCGTCGAGGTTCATATCGTCTGGGGGATTAACTAGAGCCATGTATTAGTATCCAAATGTGGAGTCGCTAGGGACGTAATGAGAAGTTTGGTTTGGCATCGAGTCAAACATTGAGCCTGAGCTAGGACGAGACATAATAGCGTATCTTACGCTGTCGTATGCGTGGTCGCTTTTAAATCTAGCGTCGATGTCATCTGTACCTTTAGGGTTACTTGGTATGACTGGTAGATCAGCAATAATCTGTCGGCAGGTATCAAAAAATACGAGACCCGCTAATTCAGTGTCGGGGTCCACCTTTAATAATTCATGTAGCCTGTTTTTACCTGCAACTCGTGCCCCAGCTGTTCTATCACTAGGGCGCCAGCGGCATCCCATAGTAATCATTTCTTCAGCTATGGATGGGCCAATCTGCCCTCGGTTGTGCCAACAAGATGAGTCTAATATCCCATACTGCATTCTCTCGCCGTCTTCGGCTTCGATTACAGCTTTTGCTAGATCACGACCAGTATGCTTAGTTAAATATAACTCCCTATAGCATATCAAAGTTTCATAACTAGGGTCAATAGCAAACCAGTGAACTGCACTATAGCTTGAGTACCCATAGTCACAACTTCGGAAACGTCTCCAGTCATGGGGTATATCAAATGGCTCTACTACATGGTCCTTCAATCTAAACTCTGGGAATGCCGCACCTTCAGCAATTCCCCAGTCACCTTCTAGTAATTGGCGACGTTGCATCTCAGGCAGAGATAACAAGTTAGCTTCGTACTGACCGTCTCCAGACAAGTACGGATTATCGTATAAACTTGCTGGTATAAACCGTCTGTAGAACAGAGGTTGCCCAGCCTTGTCAGATGTCTCTGGGTAGACCATAGGGTCACCCGTCTCTAAATCAGTCGCCGCAAACGCCTTGTTAGGAGATGCGGGATCGATAAACATTCTCTTAACCCACTGGTGACCGGGGCCTCCGGGGTTAGTTGTTGCCCGCATAAAGATTGGCAACGAGGGGTCTGTAGTTCTTAAACGAGACCTCATGTAGTTCCATGCAAAGGGGGTGCTGTGCTGCGTGAGCTCATCAAACCCTACATACGAGAATGCCTGTCCCTGATAACGTAGAACGTCTTCATCACGCTCTAGGTAAGTGAGCCATAACCTAGCGCCGCTAGGGAATACCCACTGAGACTTTTTCTCTTGCCACTTAGCTCCTTTAAATGCCTTGGGGTATATCTCCTGCGTCTTCCATATAATCTCACGCAATTCGTCTGTGGTACGACGTAGAACTAGACCATTGAAGTTTGGGTTGTGGAAGTAGCGCATCGGGTCTGCAATAAGAGCCATAGTCTTACCGCCACCAGCACTGCCTCCGTACAACACCTCACGCTCACTGGCCGCTAGGAACTCTGTCTGCGGGCCTTCGTTAGGCTTAAATATTACTTCCTGCTCTACGGGAGATGCAGAGAAGTCCAGAGATGATGAGAAGTCCTCTACCGTAGACGGTGTATCAGGATCATCAACATGGTTCTTAATCTTCTTCTCAGCCACTGTCAGGCTACGACGTGCTCCCGCTAACTTCTTGCGGAGCTGTGCTTCTTGTTTCTTTTCTTTAGTCTTAGGTGAGCGTTTCTTTTTGCTCTTAGCTAATTGCTTTACGCGATCAGTCTGGTTCTCACCTTGGCGCTTCTCTTTCCAAATCTTAGATAGACCTTGGTGTGAGATTTTACGGCCTGCCTTTTCAGATAACCAAGTAGCAGTGTTCCGTAGAGAATTACCATTGTCCAAATATGACAAAGCCTCCTCAAGTACGGGTATGATCTCAGGATCAGGTACAAGTACTAAGGGGTCTTCTTCGCTGGCCATGTAGCCATAGGCTATACGAGCAGTCTTGTTAGGTCGGGACTTATTAGTCCAGATCGTCTGGGTCATCGGCTACCTTCTTAGGTGGCATAATAAAGATACCCCCCTCTGGACCCGTGACTTGAATCTGCTCTCTCTTAACTAAACCTGTACGATCCAAAATTTCCCGCGCTGCTGATACAGCGTTTCTAGCTCCCATAGCTGACGGATCGTCCAACACACCGATAATGCCAAAGGCGGCTTTAGGTGCATTGAGGGCAAGCAAAGTAGAACTGCGTTCTATGATTTCGTCTTTTAGAGGCCCTACGACCTCGCTAATTCTTGTGTTTGCAGAATATCCCGCCACATCCATAGCTGCACGGATATTACCTCGCGCTGGGCCAGTAAGGGCGTCTAAGAAAACTTCCTGCATCTCAGTTAATTTTTTAGTCTCTTCACTCATGAAAGATTACTCTTTAGGACCCAAAATATGCTACCCACTCCCGCAGTTAACACAATCCAGAATACCCTCTCAAAAAATCTAAGAAAGTGTCCTCGACCTTGTGATATCTCTTCCAACTCTTCCACCCTATCGTTTAATTTTTTCTGGTAGCTGTCGTATGATTCCATACGCTTAAACAGCGTCACCATCCTCTCTTCCATTCTAGCCATAGACACTATTGCATCTGATAACTTGTCTAGTTTGGCCTCGATACGACCTAGACGCAATTCGTCTTTGTCCATGAACTAATCCCGCATTTTGTTGTGGTTAAATTACAGGATTAAATCCTAACATTCCTGTTCCGTAGAATGCAGCACCCCCAAGACTAATCAGGACAATGGTCCCCATTACAGTCTTGACTAGTTCGTCTCGTTTAGTGATAGCGCGGTTTCTAGCCAGACGTTCTTTCTCTAGCTTAGACTTATGCTCCATTACGGACTTATGCTGTATGTTAAGCATGTCTCTCCATACATCTCGGGGAGTATGCTTCTTCAGTTCCTTCTCTTTATTTCTTATTTCCGCTTTAGCCCAAGCGAGTTCAAGACACTCTTCTTGGGTCAGGATGTGATCACCCTCTTTCTGCTTATGCTCGATAGTCTCTACGGCAACCTTACTTTCGGTTAGCGCAGTAAAAAGACCCGATATACCCTTGAGGTGGCCCGAGCTTTCTTTGACGGTTTTTATCCCGTCGTTCAACGTCTTGAGTGTAGATATTAGTAACGATAATTCAGCAAGCATACTTACGACCCCGTCTCGTGCTTTACTTCCTTTTCTTGGGGGTCTTTTTCTTAGCTTTTGTTGCTACGCCACCCTTATTCATTTTTCCCGCCTGCAAGTCCTTATAAGTCTTGCTGGATATGGTACTCTTCTTTTTACTTCTGCTAGTACCCGCTTTCTTACGGGCATTCATGTTTTTAAGTAGTGACATGTGACTCCCAGACTATTTTGTGGATTTAGCACCCTTACACTTCCAACGCTTCCGAGATAATCGTAAGGGGGAGTTAGGGTCTTTGGCTGCTTTAGGGTGCTTCTTCATCTGTCCCATAGAACGAGCGCAGTAAGCATCACCTTTGTTGGTGCCCGGTTGTACGCGCCTCTTACCATCCTTAGTCTTACCAGCCTGCCCGTAGCAGACCTTCTTACCAGCCTTAGTAGTCTTGCACTTAGCCTTGCCCTTTGGATTAGCGACGACGTGCTCCTTTACCAGAACCTCGAGAATACATTGGAGCTTTTTTAGAAGTAGGCTTGGAAGTTCCACCTGTCTTAGGTTTTGGTCCTGACTTTGGCCCTTGGGTGCTTGATTTGGTCTTCTTCTGTGGCTTAGGGGTTTTCTTAGGGCTAGTGCCACTATCGTCATACGGGGCTTTCCCTTTAGGCTTACCCGAATTTAATGGTGGAGGATTGCCCTTGGTAGGATGATTAGGTCCCTTTGGTTTAGGT